GGATTTTAGCGGGGAAAGTTGGGGAAGATAAAGCGGGGGGGGGGGGCGCAGACATGGCGGCCGCGCCAGCGGACGGCAAGGCTGCGACAAACGCCGAAGGCTGCCCCCCTAGGCTAATAGGGGGGGAGCAAAATAAAACCCCTAATCCGAAGGGTGCGGAAAAATCGGAGAACCAAGACTTTGAATTTGAATATTTCAGCCATTTCGTATCGGATGGAAAAGGCAAATTCATCGAAATACCGTTAAGAAGAGGAAGGGATGACGGTGCATTTATTGACCAAATCACTTTCACAATACATGAAGACAGTTTGCCCAAAGTAACAGGTAAAGGATTGGTATCAGATACAGAATTCGTTGTGAAGTATAGCGAGCTGTTAGAAGAAATTTTAGGTTTTGGCATTACCCAAAAACTACCGTTTAAAGGAAAGTTTTTCTATAAAAGCTGTTACCAACTCGGCCCGGATAACGTCGAATACGGCAAAGTTCATTACGGCGGTCAGCGTGAAACAATGCTTGTTGAATTGAATGGTACAGGTTGTCAGGCTGCTATACCTGGGTGGGAAAGCCGATTGTATGAGTTTTTAAGTAAGTGCATACGTCCAAAAATTACCCGTGTTGATGTGGCCCATGATTTTTTTAACGGCGAATACACACCCGATCAAGCATTACTTGATCATGACAACGGTCATTTTGACGTTCATAACATGAGGCCAAAAAGCGAATGCCGCGGTACTGCATGGCGCAATGATGATGGTAGCGGCAAAACATTTTATGTAGGTAAACGCGGCAATTCTAAATTTACCCGTGTTTATGAGAAAGGAAAACAATTTGGCGATGTCAACAGTCCTTGGGTCAGGTTTGAAACTGAATTTCGGGCAGGCGATATAGAAATCCCCTTAGATGTTTTGCTTTATTCCGGTTCGTATCTTGGTGGTGCTTACCCGATATGTTCGGCGATATTTAAAACAGAAGCTAAGCGGATGGATGCCAAGACAGAAACAGTAAATTTGTCTTTCGATCACAAACTGTTCCATGCGCGTAATCAGGTTGGAAAAATGGTTAATTTCCTTCGCGATATAGGCTGGGATGATACAAAAATCGTCGATGAACTTGTAAAAGGCATTGAAGGTTATCCCAAAGGGTTACAGCCTGAACAATATGATTGTCGAGATCAAACACAAAAGATTCAGTATATACACGAAGAGCAAAAAGCAATTGATGATTTGAATATGCAAACATTACTTGATGATTTGCTTGATGAGAAAGAAACCGCATTCCCACAAGACAGGGAAAAACAACACATTCGAGACATTGAACTCGAAGAGAAAATTATTTCAAATTTTTTAAACAAGTAAAGGAAATTCAAAATGTTTGAGCAAAGCCAAGTAACCACGTATTCAGCAACCCTGTTGGGTGCAAAACAATTTAAAGGCGAAATCGACGGTAACAAAATCGATTCTTGCACAGTTTTGGTAGCCAGCCCAATGCCGTCAAACGGAAATGCTGTGGGCTTTACCGCAGCAAGCATGAAATTTGGCGATAGCCATAATTTCGACAAGCTGAAAAATCTTAAATTCCCATGCGCGGTTGATGTAACCGTAGCGATGGAATCAACAGGTAAAGGCCTTGTTCCTAAATTGCTTGATTTCCAAGTTAAAGGCGCAGCGCCCAAAGCCTAAGAAAGGCTGAATCATGAGTAAGTATCAGCAAAAATTTATTGTTCAAGAACTGGAAAACCATGAGTTCATCTATCCCGATCCATTCGGCGATATTGGCTTTACGCCTAACATTAAATCTGCCGGTCAGTATGAAAGCTATGAAGACGCTTTCAGTTCGGCGATTGAAGAAATCGGCGGCGAATTTTTAATTTTCAGTTTTTATACAAAAGAAGATTAAGTTTAAGAGGCTCGGCGGGCGGTCTCTAAAACCTTCACATAGCCCGCAAACACATTTTTTTAAACATTTCGTTAAGGAAAACATCATGAAATTGATGAACACTTGCCGTAAATACGGCGCAAAACTGGCCGTTGTTGCCGCTGCTCCTCTGGCTTTAGCTACTCAAGCATGGGCCGAAGTACCTGAAAGCGTGAAAACCGACTTGGCTACTGCAAAGACTGACGCATTATCCGTTGCGGCCATCGTACTGGGTATTATCGCTTCAATCTTCGCCATCCAGCTGATCCGCCGCGTATTGCGCTAATTTGAGGCATATTTCAGACGACCCCTTAAAGGTCGTCTGAATACTAATTGACATGAGAATTTAAATAATGGGCTACCAAGTCGGAAATAATTGTTACGCAACCCGTCAGGATGCCGAAAACGTCTATTTCAGTTTAGTGCCTCCCAAAATTGGCGATGACGGAAAGTTGTACCAGCTCAATTTTACTAAGTTTGGCTGGAAATATGGGGAGCAGATTTTAAAAGCTGAATTGCCAGAATGTAACCCGATAGACAGCATGAAAGACGGATCCTATATAGGCTGGTCAGTTGTTGCCATCATGGCAGCGGTTTGGGGTATTAGGTTGATATGGCAGAAATTGAGATAGAACCATGATGGATTTTTATTTTTATCTTGGTGTGTTTGTTCCGGTCGTGGTGGGCTGGATGATTTTTAAATGACGTGGCTATATAATCTAACTTTCAGCAACCATTACGAAAGTTAGCATTATGTTGAATTTAAATATTAATGAAGAGTATTTGGCAAAACGCAAATATAACCAATTAGACGAATATTACGGGATGTCTATGGCTTATATTTATTGTGATTTGATTGCACAAAATTCGCGCGTTGCCGGTTCTGATTTCTATGCTTTATCCAGGAATTTTTCACATAGGTTTTTAGGGGCTTATTTGGAAATTAGATTTCCTGATTACAGCATAGCTGTTTATAAGATTGGTTCGGGAAATGGCGTTCTTTTATCAAAAGTGTTCAACGCTGATATTGAGTGTTTTAATAATATGTTCGAATAGTGCTTTTGCTGCACAGACTAATTTTCAAATGGGGAATGGTGTAAATGCCAAAGTCGATGATGGATTTAAGAAATTACTTAATAGAGGTTATCAGCCACATTTTGAAAAATATGTTTCAAAACAATCAGTATCGGCTGAAATATTTCATTCATCTACCGGAGCTTCATCGTCTGCCCGAATCGGCGCAACCGTTGAAGCAACCGTCTCCCGAAAAGCCGTCCTTTCAGGCGCATTTGGCTTGGTAAAAGCAGGCGCAAAACTTGGTCTAAAAGCTGTTCCTTATGTTGGTGCTGCTTCATATGCTTATGATGCTTATCAGGTTGTTAAATCTTCATTAGAATCGGCAGGCTATGAATACAGTCAAGAACAAGGCGAATTTATAAAAGGTTATCCAGATGCTTTATGTTTAAAAGACCGTGCTGTTAATTCGTGTGTAGGTATTGATTCATCAATTATTAAAGCAAAAAACAAAGGCGGGCAAAGTGCTAAAGAAGCTGAAGAATTAATGAGAATGCTTGTCGAAAAAGATTTTCAAAAAACATCAAAAATAATTATAGAAGACAGGTACAAAGGAGCATATTTCCAATTTTGTTTTTTTATTGGTTCAGGCGTTTCATGTCAAATTAGCACTGGTACGCGATTTTGGTATGGTTCAAAAAATGGACTACACAGTGAAACTTTGACAGAAGAAAAATTTCTTGAAATCGCTACTCCATCTATTGATGGAAACCCTACGCCTTTTGTAGAAGGAACTGGTAAACCCGAATATAAAGAAAAAGTATCAGTCCCTGCCGGAACAGTAGTAACCATTGGCCCTGTCACTCCCGAAAATGGCAAGCCGGTGCAAATTACCATTACTTTCGGCCAAGATTCAAATGGCAATACAACGGCAAATGTTGCAACAACACAGCGTCCTGATTTGACACCGGGCGGATCTGAAGCACCCAATACAAAGCCTGATCCAGATCCTGCGCCTAATCCTGATGGAAAGCCTGATAAAAAGCCGGATGATAAACCAGATTCCGATGATAAGCCTGATAAACGTCCAGATGATAAACCTGATCCGGATGATGATCCATCTAATAAAGACAAAAGAAAAGAAGATAAAAAAGATGACAAGAAAGAAGAATCAAAAGGCTTACTTTGTAATATTTTCCCTGACATATTAGCTTGTTCAGAAAAAGGCGATGTAGAGGAACAAGAAGAACCTTTCAAAATTCCTCATACAAACAACGATACAATATTTAGCCCTGATTTTTTCCTACCTGATAATGGTGTTTGCCCTGCTCCAAGAACTGCAACCTATTTGGGCATAACCATGGAATTTAAATATGACATGATTTGTAATTTTGCCGAAATGATCCGATTCCTTGTGATTGGTATCGCTGCGGTAGCAGCAGCATATATCATGTTTTCAAGTAGAAAGGACTAAAGCATGAAAGCTGCGTTTTTCGCCATATTACAAAGACTATTAACCTATATTGTTGCAAAAGTATTTATTGCCCTTGGCATTAGTTTTGTAACTTATACAGGCTTTACAGTTGGATTAGGTTTTATAAAAGACTACGTAAAAAATCAGTTCAACTCAATGCCATCAGACATACTTCAAATTGTAATGATGGCAGGTTTCGGCCATGCATTAGGTCTGATATTCGGTGCATTTGCATTTAACGTTGCCATGCAAAGTATTAGCAAACTTTCATTTATTCCAGGGGGGAAAGCTAAATGATTATTTTACAAACTGGTGTACCGGGTAGTGGAAAAACTAGCTCAGTCGTCAATATGCTGATGACAGACGAAAGCTACACACATTTTACTGATAAAGACGGCGTAAAGAAAAAACGTCCATTGTTCGTCAACGGCATTCCTGAATTGAAGATAGAACATGAAGAACTTACTGATGAACAAATTAAAGAAAAGCCATTTCAAGATTTTCTCCCTTATGGCTCGCTTGTCATCATAGACGAAGCACAGCGTTTAATGGGGACTAGATCTGCCGCTTCAAAAGTACCTCCATTTATAGAAGCTTTGGCATTACATCGACATCATGGTTTAGATATTGTGCTGATTACTCAACATCCAAGTTTTCTTGATAGCTTCGTAAGAAAGCTTGTGCAACGTCATATGCATGTATCGATTAAGCCAGTGGGACGTAAGCTTTACGAATGGAATGAATGTGTAGATCAGCCTGATAGCAGTGTGAATATCGCTAGGGCAATAGAAAGAACGTTTGTAGTACCTAAAAAATCTTTTGGTATGTACAAATCTGCTGAAGTCCATACTAAGCCTAAAAGACGTATCCCAAAAAGTCTTATATTCGTAGCCTTGTTTTTACCTTTATTAATTGGTTTTGCCGTTTATACCATTAATGGAATGAGTAAACGATTTAACCAAGAAGAAAAACAAGAGACAGCGGCATTGACTACATCAGACACAACGGATGAAGCTGCAACGTCAGAAAGTAGTACACCGCCTCAACCGACAAGTAGTTTAAAGCCTGAAGATTTTGTACCTGTTTTAGCTGAAAAACCTGAAAGCAAGCCCATTTATGACAATGTAAGACAAGTTAAAACCTTTGAATACATCGCCGGTTGCGTACAAGGTGGTAATAGTGGCTGTACTTGTTACAGCGCACAAGGCACGCCGCTAAAAGAAGTTACAAAAGCCATGTGCAAGGATTACGTCAAAAACGGCTTGCCTTTTAATCCATATAAGGACGAACAACAACAGGCAGCCCAACAGCCACAAACAGCACCGCAGACAGCCTACACGCCTGAAAATGGTCAAGTGCTTACAATGGGCGGTAAAAGCCCTCAAAACCTGATGTATGACGGCTATGTTGAAGCAGGCGAAACAACCGGATTCCAAAACGGTGCAAAGGTCGGCAGTTAAGAGATATTTATTTAATTGTTGATGTAGCCTAAGCGGAATCAACGGTTAAATAAATATCAACGGGGTGCGGGAACTCCCGCCTTTTTGAAGTTGGGTAAATTAAATTGAAACCTGTAAATCGTTTTAATTAAGGCGGTTTACAGGTTTTTGTTTAAGCGCAAAACAAAAGCCTGGGCGGTTTAGACAGTAAAACGGCCAAAGTCGAAGCTGTAAAGCAGAAATGTCGAACCGTCCAATTACCTTAAAGATTGAATATCATCATAGCCATTTCAGGCTGAATAAATAAGGAAAATGAAAAATGAATGTAATAGGGTTGGACGTATCGAAAGACACGATAGACGCAACGTTGATTAAAACTAAAGGAAGCAAAGACTATATAAAAATATCCAATAGTACAGAAGGATTTGAGAATCTGATTAATTGGATAAAAACAAAACGAATTAGAAAAATTGCCATAAGTATGGAAGCAACGGGCATTTATTACGAACAGGCGGCTGAATATTTGAGCGCACTATACACCGTTTATGTTATTAATCCCTTGAAAATAAAAGAATACGCAAAAAGTCAGTTCAGCAATACCAAAACAGACAAAGCAGATTCAAAACTTATTGCCGAATTTGCAAATCGACACTTAGACAAACTGACACCGTTTAGGCCGTCTGAAAATCCCATACTCTATAAGCTGGTTAATCTGCTTCAACAACTAAAGGAACAGCAAAAAGAAACACAAAACAGATTGCATACCGCAAAAGACATCTACATAAAATCAACCCATGAAGCAATCATAGAACTGCTTGAAGAAAAAATAGATCAGACATCAAAGCGAATAGAAGGCATGATAAAACAGAAAGAAAGTCTAAATATCGAATATCAAAACCTGCAAACCATTCCGGCAATAGGAAAAGAAACCGCAGTGATCCTACTAAGACACCTGACAGATAAAAATTTTGAAACAGCAAATAAATTTGTAGCCTTTGCTGGTCTAAGTCCAAAAATTGAACAATCAGGGACAAGTATCAATAAAAAAGGCAGATTGAGCCGATACGGACACCGCCAATTAAAACGCGCCTTTTTTATGCCTGCCCTTGTTGCCTACCGCATGAATGCATTTCCTCAACTTGTCAGAAATTTAGAAACGGCAAAAAAGCCTAAGATGATAATCATCGTTGCAATAATGCGGAAATTGGCAAAAATCGCCTTTTATATACACAAGACTAAAAAGCCATTTGATAAAGCGCGACATCAGACGGTTTAACGAATTTATACAAAACAAAACGGCTGTAAAAACAGCCGTTCCTTGTCGTTTTCGTTGAAAATGCAATAACTAAATATCTATTAAAAACATAAACATAAGAAATTAACTTATTTTAATAATTGACAGGTCAATATATCATCTGCTTTATAATACGTCGCTTCTTTTTAATAAACCGTTTCAATCAAAATGAATCACACTGCTTCTCCTCAATCGGAATTTCTGCGCGGTATCAAA